CTAAAAGCGGCTGCGACACGGCGCGGCGAGGTATGGAGGGACCGACCCTTCCGCCCCGCCGCGCCTTTTATCATACAGAAAGGAGGTAGACCCCCTATGGACAGGACCATCAATGTGACCGTGACCGGCGAATTTGTCCGCAAGGACAGCAAGAACGCGGGCGTGCAGGGCGAGGCCAATGTGACCGGCCTGCACATCGTTATGAGCGATGACTGGGAGGCGTTCTCCAAGCGCATCATCTGGCGCAACGCCCTGGGCGAAAGCCCCGTGGCGGTGCTGCTGTACAACAGCGTGGAGGACCTGGTGGCAAAGAAGGACCCGCTGACCTTCGACACGGCCATTCCGGCGGAGCCGCTGGCCCTGGAGGGCTGGTGCAGCTTTACCATTGAGGGATTCCGGGAGAGCAACCCCACCGCCGTTGCCATCACGGTGACGGACCATCTGCTGGTGAAGCCGAACGACGCCTACACCACGCCGAAAGAGCCGACGCCCACCCAGGCGCAGCAGCTCCAGACCCAGATCGACGGCATTGTACCCCAGGTGAGCACCCTGGTGGGAAACGCCATCGAGGCGCTGGAGCAGGCCGAGGAGGCCGTGAAGGTGTGGGAAGCCTATGACAGCGCAAAGACCTATCTGCCCCTCCAGAAGGTAAGCAGGCTGGGCAGTTCCTACATCTGCAAGGCAGCGTGCAAGGGCGTGGCCCCGGAGTTGGACGTGGCCGGAGGCGTGGAGGGTGCCCACTGGCTGCTTATCGCCTCCAAGGGCGACCAGGGAGAACAGGGTGCAGAGGGACCACAGGGCAAGACCGGCAAGCAGGGCATCCAGGGCGAGCGCGGACTGACCGGCGAGCGCGGCGTCCAGGGCATCCAAGGCATCCAGGGACCCCAGGGCGTTCAAGGCGCTGCTGGCCCGGTTGGACCCACGGGACCGGAAGGACCCCAGGGCGTGCAGGGGCCGCAAGGACCGCGCGGCATCGACGGCGTGGCCGTGCAGACGGCTGGCATGGTCAATTTCAGCGTGACCGACGAGGGGCATCTGCTGTGTACCTACACCGGCAACGAGGCCCCGGACTATTACATCAACGATGCAGGGCATCTATGCCTAAACATCTGACGGAAGGAGGAACCATCTATGCCTACCATTGATCTGGGCAAGGTTGTGGGTCCGCAGGGACCCCAGGGCGTGCAGGGCGCAAGAGGCCCGCAGGGTGCGACCGGCGCTCAAGGCCCGAAGGGAGAGCAGGGCATCCAGGGACCCCAGGGTGAGACCGGGGCCAAGGGCGCGACCGGCGCGACCGGCGCACAGGGACCCGCCGGTGCCGACGGCTCTACCCCTAACATCCAGGTGGGGACGACCACCACGCTGGCCGCCGGAAGTGCGGCCACGGTGAAGCGGCGGGCCGGAAGCCCGGACGCTGCCCCTATCTTCGACTTCGGCATCCCCAAGGGCGCGGACGCCGTAAACCCAGGCGACATGACCAAGGCGGTCTATGACCCCAAGGGCAAGGCCCAGGACGTTTTTGCCTATGCAGACCAGAAAATGCCCAAGACGGGCGGAGCGTTCACCGGCGGCGTGTCCGGCGTGTCGCCCACCAGCGGCAGCACCAAGGGCTTCCGCAACATCTACTTCGGCAACGGCGCTCCCGCCTCCAGCCTGGGGGCCAACGGCGACGTTTACATCAACATCGGATAAGAGGAGGACACGAACATGATTAAAGCAGGCAATCACACCGTCAGCGACAAGGGCTTCACGGTGGTGATGGAGAACATCGGCGGGGTCCCCCGCCAGGCCGTGGTGGCAGAGCTGCCCGGCGGCATCAGCGACGAGGCCCTGGCCGCGTTCTGCGCCGGTCCCATTGAAGTGCTGGCCGAGGACGGCAGCACCACGGCGACTTACACCGGCCCCTTCCGCGTGGTCTCCCACGGGCTGAAACTGACCCGCACCAGCGAGGAAAGCGACGTGGCCGCCCTGACGGCCCAGGTGGCGGAGCTGGAGGCCAAGCTGTCCCACGAGCAGAGCGAGAAGGAAAGCGCCCAGAGCGCCCTTGCACGCCTCAACGAACAGCTTACCACCCTCAAGATGACCCTGGAGGCCAACAGCGCGGACAAGGCCGTGGTTGACAAAGTTCCCGTGGAGGCCATGGATGCGGCGGGCAGCGTGTAAGGACTGGGCGGAGGCTTCCTGTCTGATCTCCAACCTCCTGGCGGAGCTGGAGCAGCCCTGCCGGATATGCCGGGAGGACAGCCTGGTGTTGACCGGGCGCTCCCCCACCGGCGAGACCGTAACCATCCGGCTGGGGCCGGACCTGGTGCTGGAGGCAGAGGGCTGCGACGAGCTGCTGGATGCAGCACGAAAGCGAGGGTGCCCCGATGGCTGACAGACAGACCGATGACTTCAAGCTGGGCAACAAGGCGGCTGATATGTGGCTTTACACGGCAGACGCCTGCGCCAATGAGAAGGTCATCCCCAAGAAATACCGCTACACCACCGGAACGGCCCTGATGAACGGTGCAGAGGCCATCTGCTCGTGCATTGAGGGCGCAAACCTCATTGACCTGCGGGAGAGACCGGCGGAGCGGCTGGCGATGCAGCGGGAGGCCCTTTGCGCGTGCAAGAAGCTGGAGCGGAAGATACTGCGGATGGCAGAAAGCAAGCAATACCCCGGCGTGAGCGGCCAAAAGGCCGCGACCTGGAGCAAGGCGGTGATGACGGTGCGCTATATGTGCGCCGCCTGGTACGAGAAGGACCGGAGCCGCGCTGCCCAGGCGAGAGAGGATGTTCGGCGGCGATAGCTGCCTTTCATTGGGGTATAGCCTGTTCGCGCCGTCAACTGGGGCCTGCGCTCCCCGAACTCGAATGACAACAACGCGTACAACATCAACACCGACGGCACCGTGAACAACAACAACGTGTACAACGCCAACTTCGCGCCGCGTCCCGCTCTGATGGAATTACCGTGTACAAGTAGCCCTTGCGGCGAAAGCAGAGGCCCATCATCAAAGGAGGCTATATCCCGTCGTCCGTGGGCATGAACACGGGGGATAAACACATGGCACCGACGCTGCCAGGCTCGCTACCGGGGAAAGCCCCGGACACCTCCGGCGGAGGGAGATACTGGCCGCTATCAGCGATGCCGGACCTGCGCTCCACCATCCGAAAACCAAGCAAGGATGTGTGATATGACCTATCAGGAACTATGCTCCTTTGACACCCTATGGACGGCCTACCACCGGGCCAGACGGTGCAAGAGGGGCAAAAAGAGTACGGCACCCTTTGAGTACAGCGCAATTGAGGAGCTGCTGATACTCTCAAAATCGCTTTTGCAAGGGACGCACCAGCCGGACCCGCTGGACGCGTTCTATATCTACGAACCCAAGAAACGGCTTATCCAGGCCCCGACGTTCCGGGACAAGGTGGTGCAGCACGCGCTCACGGATTACATCGTCTACGACGAGCTGGCCCGGAGCTTCACGCTGAACACCTACGCGGCCCAGTACGGCAAGGGGACCCACTACGGGCTGGAGATGCTGAAACGGCACATGAGGACCTATTTTCTGCGGCGGAAGGGCGCGGACGAGGCGGCACGCAAGGCCGCCGGTCTGCCCCACCGGCCCATGGAGGAATGGGACTACGCCGAGGGCTGGGTCATCAAGGGCGACATCCGCCACTTCTTCCAGAGCATCGACCACCGGCGGCTCAAGGCCGCGCTGGAACCCCGGTTTCCCGACCCGGACATCCGGGCGCTGATGTGGCGATACATCGACGCCGTGGACGAGGGCCTGGCCCTGGGACACCAGACGAGCCACATCTACGCGGTGTTCTACGTCAGCTCCTTCATGCACTATGTGGGTGAGAAGCTGCACCTGCCACTGGCAGGGATGTATATGGACGACTGGTATGTGATCTGCCCGGATAAGGCGACAGCGGTTGAGGCTCTGCGCCTTGCAAGGCTTGAATTTGCCAAGCTGGGCCTGGAGCTGAACGACAAGACCAACATCTTCCCCTTGCAAAACGGCATCGACTTCTGCGGCTTCCACACCTATCTGACCCGGACGGGCCAGGTAGTCAGCAAGCTGCGCTACTCCTCCATCAAGCGGATGAAACGACGCATCCGGCTGTGGGAGAAGCAGTACGCAGCGGGCGAGGTGTCGCGGGAGAAAATCATGGAGAGCTTTACCGCCTGGGAGGCACACGCCAAACACGGCGACACAAAGCAGCTCCGCAGAGAAATGCGGTCCAGGTTGTTGATGGCTCTGGACCGCGCAGACGAGGCCAGGCGGGCGGCGGGCATCCCCCGCTGCCCGGCCCGGACCTGACGAAAGGAGAACAAAACGATATGGGACAGTTACTTTCCAATCTGGCAAACGGCAGCCTGGTGAAGCTGGCGGAAAACAGCAAGCCCACCAAGTTCATCAAGCTGGACAATGACCACTACGGCACCGGCACGGGCGTGACCCTTATCCGCAAGGATGCTTTTAGTGAGATCGCATGGAACGCCTCCGACAGCAACGGCTACAAAAACCGTTACTTCGGCTGCACCCTGGACAACTTCTGTGACGGCATCTGGCCGCTAAAACTGGACGAGAAAATCCGGGAGTGCCTGGTCCCCGTCCCCATTGTGGTGGCGGAGGGCAACCAGGTGGCGACGCTGCACACGATCTACCGCAAGGGCTTTGCCATCTCCTGCACGGAGGCGGGCGTGAGCGGCTGGCAGACGGAGGGCAAGGCGTTCAGCTATTTCTCCGACAACGCAAAGCGCATCGCCTATCTGGACGAGACGGCGACCGCCGTCCTCTGGGGCCTGCGCTCCCCGCTCTCGAATGGCGGCGGCGCGTACCTCATCATCACCGGCGGCACCGTGGACCGCTACGACGTGTACCTCGCCAGCTTCGCGCCGCGTCCCGCTTTTAATCTTAAATCTTCTATCGTTGTATCTGACAGCACAGACAGCGATGGATGCTACACGGTTGAGAGCGTGCCGGGCAACGACGGCGGGCTGTATGTGAAGAACAACGGCCTGTGGGTCCGCGCGGTGTAAGAGAAGCACCCAGAAAGCCGGGCGGCGGCGTGCCGCTGCCCGGCAAATTCTATGAGAGGAGGCGGCGGTATGCCGAGCATCAATGAAGTTATCGAACGGGTGAACCGGGCGAGGCCGGACGCCATCGACGACGAGACCAAGGCGGCGTGGCTGCTGGAGCTGGACGGACAGCTCTACCGGGAGACCATCCTGCGGCACCAGCTCACGAGCGGGCGCGGGGCCAAGGGACCCGTCGCCGTCTGTCCCACCTGCGGCGGGACGGAGATCACCTATGACCGGGTGATGGACAGCAACCTGTGTCCGGCGTGCGGCTGGACCGACCTGCCGGACTTTCCAAAGGCGTTCCCGGAGGACGGGGACAAGCCCTTGCTGGTGGAGGCCCCCTACGACGGGCTGTACGACCTGTACCTTATGAGCAAGGTGGACTTCTACAACCGGGAGGCCGACAACTACAACAACTCCGCCCTGGCGTACAACGCGGCGCTGGACGAATGGCGGAAACAGTATCACCGCAGGCACCTGCCCATCGGCGGCGGGGGTCTGACGGGTCTATTTTAGGAGGAGGGGCAAGATGAACCTGCCATACCTGACGGCGGCGACCGGCAAGAACCGCAAGCAGATCATCGCCTTTGCCGGGCTGAACTACGGCCAGGGGGCCGGGGACGGCGAGCTGGCAGAGAGCTGGGGCCTCTCCTCCGCCCGCTTCCCGTGCCTCAGTCAGCGGGACGGGCGCAAGACCGCCGGAACCTACACCAGTCCCACGGGGCTGTACGCACGGGGAAAGCTGTGCGTGGTGGACGGGACCGACTTTCTCTATGACGGCAAGGTGGTGGGCCATGTGACTGCGGGCGAAAAGCAGTTTGCCACCATCAACACCAAAATCGTCATTTTCCCCGATAAGGTCTACTACGACACGGAGGCGGAGAAGTTTGGGATGCTGGCGGCGGAATACCCCGGCTTCCCCGGCGACGTGACCTTCACGGCCAACACCCTGACCGTGCCGGAGCAGAGCTACATCGACCAGGCGGCGGAAAACGCAGAGACCAAGGGCAGCGTGGCCGCCGACACATCCATCACCGCCTACACCGGGGCCAGCGTGAACAAGACCACGGGAGCGCTGACTATGAGCGGCGGGACCGCAGGGACCCCGGACAAGCTCAAGGCGGGCGATTACATTCAATACGACTGCGACAGCTCCAAGGAGTACATGGTGGTACAGAGCAGCGCAAAGCAGAGCGACGGGACCTACCAGATCACCTATCTGCTGCACACGGCGGCGCTGCACAAATACCCAGGCTTCGACGAGCTTTTCAAGGCCGGAGACGCAATCGAAATCTCCGGCTGTACGACCTGCGCCGCGAACAATGGCAGCCACATCATCCGCTCCCTGGAGGCGCGGAAGCTGACCTTCACCAAGGACATCTTCACCAAGACCGGCGTGGAGGCCGGGACGGTGATGCTGGAGCGGAAGGTGCCGGACCTGACGTGCATCTGCGAGTGCGATAACCGCATCTGGGGCGCGGAGGGCAAGACCATCTACGCCAGCGCCCTGGGCGACCCGACCAACTTCTACGTCTACGACGGGGTGTCCACGGACAGCTACGCCGTGGCCGTGGGCACGGAGGGCGAGTTCACCGGGTGCATCGCCTACTCCAGCACGGTGCTGTTCTGGAAAGAGAACTGCCTGCACAAGGTCCTGGGCAGCTATCCGGCGCAGTATGAAATCTACACCTACACGGTGCCCGGCATCCAGAAGGGCAGCGAGAAGTCCCTGGCCGTCATCAACGAGACGCTGTTCTACAAGGGCCGCAACGGCGTGTACGCCTACTCCGGCGGGACCCCGGAGCTGCTGACGGAGAACTTCGGGACCCGGCGCTTCTTCGACGCGGTGGGCGGCACGGACGGCGAGCGCTACTACATCTCCATGCGGACGGAGAAGGGCGACTGGGAGCTGTACGTCTTTGATACGCTGCGGGCCATCTGGCTGCGGGAGGACGCGACCCACGCGCTGGACTGGGCCTATCTGGACGGGACGCTCTACTTCCTGGACGGGGCCACGGGCAAGCTGATGACCACCGGGCAGGACTACTCCGAGGAGGGCCTGGTGAACTGGAGCGCAACGCTGTGCCAGATGGACGAGACGAGCCACGGGCGCAAGTGCTATTCCAAGCTGTACCTGCGGGCGGACCTGGATGCCGGTGCCTGGCTCAAGGTGGAGATCAGCACAGACGGCAAGCCCTTCCGACAGGTGTTCTCCACCCACAACGAGCGGGCCAAGACCCTGCAAGTCCCCATCCTGCCGGTGCGGTGCGACAACTTCCGCATCCGGCTGTCCGGCAAGGGCGGATGCCTGGTCAAGAGCATCATCCGGGAGTTCGCCCTGGGCAGCGAATATTAAGGAGGTGACAGGGCATGGCAACCACCCTCCCCGGCTCCCCTCCTTCGTTTGACCGCAACGACGTGAACGGGACCGTAAAATCTCTGTGCAACTACACCAGAAACCTGCAAGAAAATCTGGACTTCATGCTGGGGCAGCTTCAAAAGAGCATGACCGCCATACAGACCAGTGTGGAGGGGCTGAACAGCAAGGTCTCCAGCCTGCAAACCACCCTCTCCGGGGTGCAGCAGAGCGTGAGCACACTGGGCAGCGAGTACAACAAGCTGGCAGCCCGCGTGACGGCGCTGGAGCAGAAAACCAACTGAAAGAGGAGGTAATCCGACATGGCAAAACCCGATATGTCCAGGAACAAAGACCTGGCGGGCAAGACCGTCTCCAAGGGCGGCTACAACATCAGCTATAACGAGAACGGCTATGCCACCAGCGCCATCAAGACCGGGAGCAAGACCGGCAAGGCCGCCGCTCCAAGCGCCGACACGGTGGGCGGCGGCGGCAGCGACCGGGGCAGCTACGGCGGCAGCGTATATGACCAGGAGCATTTTTCCAATGACGAGCTGCGGAGCGCGGCGGAGGTCCGGGCGGCAGCGGCGGCAGGCAAAACGACCTGGGCAGACGCCCACGACTATGTGGAGCGCATCCGCAGCAACTACGGCTATTCCGGCGACAGCGACGGCAGCCGCTACATCCCCCTGGAGATGGGCGGCGGCGGACGAGGAAACGGAGGCGGCGGCTTCTCCTACGAGGCGGCCCCCACCTACACCAGCCGCTACCAGAACCAGATCGACGACCTAACCCGCCAAATCCTTAACCGGGAGGCGTTCAGCTACGACCCGGAGAAGGACCCCACCTATCAGCAGTACAAGGAGAGCTACACGCGCAGCGGCGAGCGGGCGATGCAGGACACCCTGGGGCAGGTCAGCGCCCGCACAGGCGGCCTTGCAAGCAGCTATGCGGGCAGCGCAGCGCAGCAGACCTATGACAACTACATGGGGGCGCTGGCCGATAAAATCCCGGAGCTGAAACAGCTTGCCTACTCCATGTACCAGGACGAGGGCAACACCCAGAGGGCAAACCTGGAAATGCTGGTGGCCCTGGAGCAGGGCGACTACGCAAAGTACGCCGACCTCCTGGCCCAGTACAACACGGACCGGAGTTTCGACTACGGCGTGCATCGGGACAATATCGGCGACGAGCGCTACAACAACGAGTGGAACTATTCCGTGGGCCGGGACCAGATCGCGGACAAGCGCTACGAGGACGAGACCGCCTACAACCGGGAGACCTACAAGGACGAGACGGAGTACAACCGGGCGCTGGCAAAGGCCCAGACCCTCGCGGCGGGCGGCGACTTCTCCGGCTACAAGGCCCTGGGGTACACGGACCAGGAGATCGCGGGCCTCAAGAGCGCATACAACAAGGCGCAGGCATCCGCCCGCTCCGGCGGTGGGTCCTCCAGAGGCGGCAGCTCCGGCGGGAGCAAGAGAGGCGGCTCAAGCGCCAGCGAGGACGTGTACGCAGGAATGTACAAGGCGGGCATCCGCAGCGAGGGAGACGCATACGCCTGGCTGCTGTCCGCCGGGTACAACACCACCCAGGCCGGAAAGCTGGCCGGGTATTACGCCGACTGGATGAAGAACCAGGGCGGCAGCGGAGACAGCGGCAGCGACGCCCAGATCGGCAACCGGCACGGGGATAGCTGGATTTATATTCCCGGCCATGGCCGCTTCACCTACGACGAGGTGGAGAACTACGTCAACAGCGGAAAGGTCATCGAGACCTACGACAGCGCGACCAACACCTACACCTACAAGTGGAACGGCAATAAGAAGTAAGGAGGCGGCCCTATGGCAAGCGCAAGCGATTTTTTGAAGAAGCGGACGGCGGCGCGGCAGCAGGCCGAGAGCATCCAGAGCAGCGATGAGACCCCTCTGGGCAAGAATGACGACGGCACCGTAACGCGGGCGAGCAACTTTCTGCGGAACAAAGCCGCAGAACGCCGGGCCGTCATCGACCAGCAGTACGGCAAGGATGCCTACGGCGGCAGCGGCAGATACGAGGCGGACAAGGCCCAGGGCTTCAATTCCTGGCTGGAGAGCGTGAACGGCCTCTCCAGCCAGTTGGGCAGCGACTACCAGAGCCGGGACGGCAAATTCCAGAGTGCCGCAGACTTTGGGAAGTACCGGGATGACAACGACGCCCGCATCAGCGTGATGCAGAACAGGGCCAACGCCTACCGCACCTACTTCCAGGACAACCGGGAGATATACGGAGAGGATGCCGTGAACGGCGTCCTCTCCACCCTGGACCAGGGCAGCAAGTACCTGGAGGAGCTGCGGGGCGGGCTGAACAGCGAGTATGACTTCTGGTCCCAGTTCAAGGACGAGAACGACTACAACACCTACCAGCGGGGCAAGGAATATGCCGCGCTGGCGGAGAAACCCGATTTCGCAGAGAAAAGCCAGTACAAGAGCACGGCCAACGGCCAGGAGAAATTCAACGCATGGAGCGGGACCTACTCCAACAGCGGCTTTGACGACATTGCCTACGACTACATCAACCGCAACGAGGAGGCCCGCAGCCGCCAGATGCTCTCCGACATCCAGAGCAACGCGTCCCTGCTGGGCCTGGACAACAGCGAGCGGCGGGAGATGACGGATGACGAGATCGCCACCTTCAACTACCTGTACGCCCAGGACACCGCCAACGGCGACGCGGAGCACAAGAACGCCTACGCCTACATCGACTACCTGACCGGAGACCTCAACTACCGCCAGCGGGCCAAGGCTGAGGAGGAATGGGCCACCTACGCCAAGGAGCACCCGGTGGGGTCCTCCGCGTTCAGCGTGCTGGAAAGCCCTCTCAAGGGCCTTTCCTACCTGGGCCAGGCGGCGGATTACCTCTCCGACGGGGAAATCGACCAGAACGCAGGCTACAACAAGTTCAGCTACATCAACAGCGCCATCCGCGACGAGGTGAACACCATCGTGGAGGACAACTGGGGCGGCGTGGGCAGCTTTGCCTACCAGACCGGCATGAGCATGGGCGACTTCCTGCTGAATACCGCCATCACCGGCGGCAACCAGGCGCTCTCCCTTGCCATCATGGGCACCGGCGCGGCGGCGGATGCCACCATCTCCGCAAAGGACCGGGGCCTGTCCGATAACCAGGCGTTCGCCCTGGGCACCATCGCAGGCGCGGCGGAGATCATCACCGAGAAGGTCAGCCTGGATGCCCTGCTGGACAAAACCGCGCTCACCAAGAGCGCCATGGGCTACTTTCTCAAAAACACCCTGGCCGAGGGCAGCGAGGAAGTGGGCAGCGACATCATCAACCTGGTGGCCGACGTGCTCATTTCCAAGGACAAGAGCGAGTGGCAGACCTCCATCGACGCCTACGAGGCCGAGGGCATGACCGAGAAGGAGGCGTTCTGGCGGGCCGTCCGGGACCAGGCGGAGAACATGGGCCTGGACTTCCTGGGCGGCGCTGTCTCCGGCGGCGTGATGTCCGGCGCGGGCATCGCCATCAACGCGGGGCTGAATGAATACGGCGCACGGCGCACCGGCGCGGAGTTCCAGGCGATGGGCGACGACGTGGTGCAGGCCACCATCCAGGAAGGGCTTGCAAGCGACCCCAGCACCCAGAGCTACAAGCTGGCCGTGCAGCTCCAGCAGAAGCTCGACGCCGGGCAGACCCTCACCAACGCAGAAATCGGGCGGCTGTACCAGGCCAATGTGCAGGCCATCGACGCGGAGGACGGCAGCGGCGACCTGCTGCTGCGGGCCGCCGAGGAAGTGACCCAGAAGGGCCGCGTGACCAACAACACCGCCATCGACATTTTGAGCAACCCCACCGCCATCAACACGCTGACGCAGGAGGTGGGGCTGAACATCAGCGAGGACATGAGCAAGTCCCAGCAGCGCAAGGCCGTCAAGAACGCCGTGGCGACCCTTGCAAGGACGCAGAGCGGCGTTTCCGCGAACACGAGGGAAACTGCCCCCACCGCAACGGAAGCCCGGCAGACGGCCACGCAGGAGACCGTGCGCCCCGCCATGCAGGTGGAGCAGCAGCGCCCTGCGGCGCAGCAGGCGTATGACATCCGCCGCGTGCGGGACGCTGCGGCCAGCCTGGGCGAGAACGGGGCCAAGGCCCTCTCCGCCAGCTACGACGGCAGCGTGCGGGCCGACGACTACTACGCAGGCTTCGCCTCCTACTACGAGGCGGGCATCTCCGGCATCGACATGGACAAGGTGCAGAGCCGCTATGCCGCGCAGCTCAACCAGGCGCAGCGCTTCGCGGCCTACTCCGCCGGTCAGAACGACGCGGCGGCCTCCCTGGCCCTGGAGCGGGAGGGCGTCAAGAGCGCCACGGTGTACGGCGACGAGGCGGGCTTCGTGCAGTCCGAACATTCCGCCAGCCTGCCCAAGGAGACCGTGCGCTTCTACGACAGCCTGGCCCGTGCCGCCGGGGTGAAAATCCAGATGGCAGAGGCCACCGGCAAGGGTGGCGCAAACGGATGGTACAGCAACGGCATCATCCACATTGCCAACGACGCAGAGAACCCCGGCACGGTGGTGGCAAAGCACGAGATCACCCACCGGATGCAGGAGATGGCCCCGGAGGCATACCGGAAGTACCGCGACTATGCCATGTCCGCGCTAACCGAGCGGGACGGCTCTACCGCCTCCATCGTGGAGCAGTACAAGAGCCGCTACGCCGAGGCAGGCGTGAACCTCTCCACGGAGCAGGCCATGGATGAGATCGCCGCCGACTTCACCGAGGCGCTGACGGTTGACCCGGCCAGGTTTGAGACCCTGGCAAAGGAAAACCGCAGCGTGGCCCGGAAGCTGCTGGACGCCGTGCGGGACTTCATCCGCAAGGTCAAGTCTCTGTTCAAGGGCAACAAGACCGCGCAGAACCAGGCTGCCGCCAACGCCTACGGCGTGAGCATCGACACCCTGGAGGAAGCGGCCCGCCTCTGGGAGGAGGCACTGAAAGCGACCAGCGAGCAGACGGCAAACAAAAACGCCGCCCAGACGGACGGCGGCACAAAATTCTCTATCAAACGGACCTCTCAAATGACGCTGGCCCAGCAGCTCAAGATGTTTTACGACGGGAAGATGGCCTCCAGCGATGCGTTCTGCTTTGGAGTGACCCCTGCGGTGCTGGAGAAGTCCGGCTTTGATGCGCTGCCCCTGGCTATGACCATCGGAGACTTCCGCAAATCCACCCAGAAGAAGCACAACATCCCCCGCCGCGTTCTGAAAAACCTTATGAGCAACCTGGCTTCCCCTCTGTTCTCCTTTGGGAGCGGAGACCGGGCCGGTATCGTTCTGAACGACATCGACGGCGACGGCTACACGCTGCTGGCAGCGCTGGAGCGCGGGACCGATATGGACCGCAAGCCTGTCAATGTCATCAACAGCCTGTACGGCCTGGAGCACCCGGCGGAATGGATTAAGAACCAGATCGACAGCGGGAACGAGTTTGTCCTGTACGATGAAAAAAGAGCAAATGCGTTTCTCCAGACCTACGGCTACATGGCCTCGGTGGGAGATGGCATTCGCTCTACGGGTGAGAGTGTAACCCAGAACGGGGCGGAAGTCAAGACCAAATTTTCTCTCAAGACCCCGGTGGAGGAGACGGACAAGCTGCTGGCCCTGCACAACAAGGACGAGAACAGCATCCTGGCTGCCATCAAGCTGGGCGGCCTGCCCATGCCCTCTATCGCCATTGTGAAAGCCAGGGACGGGCACACCAAGTACGGCCCCATCTCCCTTGTGTTCAGCAAGGACACCATCGACCCGCAGCTATTCCGCGCCAACAAGGTGTACGGCGGCGACGCCTGGACGCCGACAGCTCCGCGAGTAGATTACCCCGTGAACAGCAAAAAGGCATCCCAGGTGGAGCACGAGCTGCACCGGCTGGCCGGGGATGTCTCCGTGGCCGGGGGCATCTTCGGGAATAGCGCCGCCCTGCGCTCTATGGGCATCGACGACACCAGCACCAGGAGCACGGCAGAGCTGGCGGAGAAGCTGGCCTCCACGGACACGGTGCGGGCGGCCTATCTGGCAGACCAGGGCAAGAGCCTGGAGCCGGTGAAGATGGACAAGGTGTGGGACAAGTTCGGTAACGACACCCTGCAAAAGGTGGTTGACCGCCTGGGCGTGAACACGCTGGCTGAAATCGAGGCCAACCTGGAGACCGGCGAGAGCGTGAAGGACGCCCTGGGCGAGAATGCCGAGGTCATCCGCGACATTCTCCGGGACTACTACCGGGAACAGGGCGAACCCATGCTCCGCAGAATGGCCGTCAAGAGGCATTGGACCGACGCGGAGATCAACGAAAGACGGCAGACCCGCATCGACAATTCCATGGACGGCGTTTCCATCTTCACCCTGGAGGACATCGTTCACCACGCATGGGATATGTACCAGGACGGCGGCGCGACCAAGGGCGAAATTGACCGGATGGCTACCTCTGACGCGCTGCGCAGCGCCGTGGATGACCACGCCGTTGAGGAGTGGATTGCCGGGAAGCTGGACGGCCTGCTGGGCGAGGCGGGCATCTACAATGGCAAGGACCCCTACACCCCCTCCGGCAATCTCCGCAGCTTCTCGCAGCTCCACTATGCCTACACCCTGGAGAACATCGTCAAGGCGATGAAGGAGGGCCAGGAGGAGCGCGGCGGCAACACCTGGGGCGCAAGCGCCAAGACCCTGCAATCCGTGGCGACGCCGGAATACCGCAGCATCCAGGAGATCAAGGCGGACAGTGGGCGGCTGGGCATGGACGAGGGGGCCGAGTATGAAGCAAAGCTCCAGGCCATTGATGACCAGATCGGCAGCATCATCACGAAGATCAAGCAGGGAAACAAGGCTCATTCCGACAATTCCTTCGTCGAGAGCGACATCATCGGCAGCATCCTGATGGAAACGTCCAAGGGCAAGAGGACGGTGGACGCTATCATGCGGGCCTTCTCCAAGGAGGGGTACAAAATCAGCAGCCAGACGGCCCAGGACATCCAGGCCGTCTACCAGGCGGCGGCGGAAATGCCCACCGGCTACTTTGAGGCCAAGCCCCAGCGGGCCGTCGGCTTCGACGAAGTGCTGGCCGCCGTCATCCCTGATGACAGCAGCAAAAAACTGCGGGACGGTCTGGAGCAGGCCGGTGTGCGGATGCTGGAATACAAGACCGGAGACGACGCGGACCGCCTTGCCAAGATCAACAGCGTGGAGGGTGCGCGCTTCTCCCTCAAGGGGCGGGACATTCTCCAGGAGAACGCGGCCTTGCAAGAGGAGAACCGGCTACTGCGGGAGCAGATGAAGGACTACATCGCCATCCAGCGCCGAAACGGGAAGCTCCAGGAGAGCCGGGACTACTGGCAGGGCCAGACCCGGCGGACCCGGCGCGTGACCACGGACAAAAAGGCCGTGACCGCCGCCGCGAAACAGCTTATCCAGAACTACGGGGCCGACATCGCGGTGAAGGACATCCAGGGAGACCTCCAGAGCCTCTATGACTACATCGCCAGCGGCTACGACGGCAAGGACGAACTAACCTACACCGAGGCCCGCCGCCGGGCGGAGGACATCGCGCAAACCCTGGTGAGCAACGCGGTGGCCGTGGACAGCGATATGTACGATGCGTACAGCGACCTGCGGGACTACCTGCGGACGACCAAAATCATCTACGGCAAGGAGTACCACGGGGACATCGCAGACTACGGCGATTTCCGCAAGCGGCAGTTCGGACGGCTGAACCTGGGCAGCGAGGGCCACACCAACATCGACCAGGTGTACCAGGAGCTTTCCTCCCGCTGGCCGGAGTTTTTCAGCGAGCAGGAGCAGACCCATCCGACGGACCAGCTCCTCCACATCGTGGAAGTGCTGGACGGCATCAGCGAGATCAACGAGTACAACCCCTTCTCCCGCCACATGGACCAGGCCGTGACCGGCGCGGCGAACGAGATCATGGAGACCTTCTTCGACCTGCCCCAGACGCGAAAGACCTTTGCGGACCGGCAGGCATTGAAGCTGGAGAACGCCAAGGCCAAGGGCCGGGAGCAGGTCCAGAAGGTGCGGGAGCAGTACACCACCCGCCTGGCGGAACTGCGGGAGCAGAACCGGCAGCGGGTACAGAACGCCATCGCCGAGGAGCGGGAGGCCCGCGAGCGGCAGATGGGTGCTCTGAAAGACCGCTATGCGGCCAAGGACGCAGCGGGCCGGGAACGCCGGGCGGCCCGTGAGCTGCGGGCCAAAATCACCCGCCATGCAAGCGCTCTGTCCCAGAAGCTCCTCCGCCCCAGCGACCAGCACCACATCCCGGAGGCCATGCGCGGAAGCGTGGCCGCTATGCTGGAGAGCATCAACCAGGAGAGCCAGTACACCCTCGACGAGAACGGCAAGCGGTTGAAGGATGGCAGCGGCACCCCCACCAAGCGAACCGAGGCGTTCCGCGCCCTCAAGGAGCAGTACGCCAAAATCGTGGCCGAGGGCGGGGATATGGTCATTGACCCCTCCCTGCTGGGCAGCGACGCCGACGGCATCAAGGGCGGCTTTGATGCGGTCATCGCCATGAAGGACACCAAGCTGGCCGACATGAGCGTGGCGCAGCTTCAAACCGTGTGGCAGGTGGTCAAGGCCGTGGAGCACAGCGTGAACACGGCGGGGAAAGTCCTGTCCAAGGCCAAGTACGCCAGGACGGCGGACTGGGCGCAGGCTCTCTCCATCGGGACCAGCAGCCGCCGGGCCAAGAACAGCCTGACCCGCAACCACGCCCTCATTGACCTGGAGACCCCGTACACCTTCTTCTCCCATTACGGAGAGGCGGGCAAGGCGGTCTACCGGATGCTGCGGGACGCGCAGGACCAGCAGCAGCTCATGGTGGACCATGTGGCCGAGGAGGTCCGCAAGATCGTGGACCCCAAGACTGTGAAGAAGCTGGAGGCGACCACGCATACCTTCACCACGGAGCGAGGCGAGAAGCTGACCCTTTCCACGGCCCAGGTGATGGAGCTGTACGAGCTGGTGAAGCGCAAACAGGCCCACGACCACCTGCTCAAGGGCGGCGTGGTCCAGCCAGAGATCAAAACCTCGCAAATCCGGCGCGGCACGGACAGCATCCGCCTGACGGAGGGCGACCTGGTGAACATCACCGGGACGCTGACACCGGAGCAGGTGAAGATCGCGGACGGCCTGCAAGGACTGACCCGTGGCGTGCTGGCCGACTACGGCAACAAGGCCAGCATGGAAGCCTACGGTTATAAGAAGTTCACCGAGAGCGACTACTGGCCCATCAAATCGGCCAAGGAGGGCCTGCACAGCAACATCGAAAAGGGCGGAAACAACACCCGCTCCATTAAGAACATCGGCATGGCAAAGACCACGATGCCCCACGCGAGCAACGCCCTGGACCTGGCGGGCATCTTCACCACCTTTGCCAACCACGCCTCCGACATGACGGACTATGCCTCCTGGCTCTGCACGATGGAGGACATCAACCGCCTGTTCAACTACCAGTTCCGGGACGAGGAGGGCAACCCAACCGGCAAGACCATCAAGGGCCTGCTGGACCGCGTGGGCGGCCCCGGCAGTCAAAAATACTGGCACAACCTGATGGAGGACATCCAGAACGGCATCAACGCCCCCGGCGACAGCCCTATGTGGGACATCGCCGGAAAGACCATCGGCGGCTTCAAGGGCGCAGCCGTGGGCGCGAACATCCGCGTGGTCATCCAGCAGCCCACGGCGTTCTTCCGGGCGGCGGCGGTACTGGACCCCCAGGACATGGCGCGGGGCCTTGCAAGAGGCGTTACGCGGGGCAGCGGATGGAAGAAAGCCCTGCAATACTCCCCCATCGCCATGCGGAAGGATGCGGGCGGCTTCGACATCTCCAGCCCCTACAAGATGACCGAGACGCTGTTCGACAACCGGACGAACGTGCGGAAGCTGAACGACGCCCTTTCCGCCCCTGCGGGCGCGGCGGACGCTGTGACCTGGGGTAAGCTGTGGAACGCCTGCGAGTGGGCCACGGCGCGGGAACACCAGGGCCTCACCAAGGGCAGCGAGGCGTTCTACCGGCAGACGGCAAAGCTGTTCGCGGAGGTCATCGACCAGACCCAGGTGGTAGACGGCGTGCTCCAGCGGTCCAACATCATGCGCTCCAGCAACGCGGTGGTGAAGCAGGCGACCAGTTTCATGGGCGAGCCGATTATGAGCCTCAACCTGCTGATGCGGGCCTATGACCAGGTGCGCTACGAACAGAACAGCCAGAAGCGCGGCAAGGCCATCAAGACGATGGGCCGGGCGGCCACGGCCCTGGTGGTGACGAACGTGGTCAACGCTCTGGCCCAGAGCCTTATCGACGCCATGCGCGACGATGACGAAGATAAAAAATACTGGGAACGCTTCCGGGCTGCGTTCACCGGCATCTCCGGTGACGAGGAGACACCCTGGGAGAAAGCCTGGAACGCCATCATGGAGGGCAACGTCGGCAGCAACATGAACCCCCTGGGCCAAATCCCCTTCGTGAAGGACGCGCTGTCCATCATGCAGGGCTACGACGTGTCCCGCACGGAAATGGAGATCGTGTCCGACCTTATCCAGGCCGGACAGACGGCTATCCAGAGCGCCGACGGCCAGGGCAAGCGGACCAGGGCCTACGCCCTCAAGGGACTGCTGGCCACCGGTGCAAAGATGTTCGGCATCCCGGCCTCCAACCTGGCGCGGGATATGTGGGGCCTGGCCCGGAGCGCGGCGGTGGAGACCGGCAACATCCCACTCCAGTATGAGATGGAAAAGGCTATCTACAACATCTCCAACACTGGCAACAAGAACCGCTATTACGCCATTCTGTACCGGGCGCTGGAGCAGGGCGACATGGACACCTACCAGCACATCAGGGACGACCTGATGAACAGCATGGGCGTGGACGGCGCAAGCATCGACAGCGCCATGCGGAGCCGCTACAACAAGGCCGTTGAGAAGGACCCGGACTACACCCTGCCCCAGAGGGCACGGGACCTTATCGGCAGCAGGGACAAATACGCCCCGGTCAAGGAGAAGGAGGAAACCTTCGGCGCGGACGACCTGGGGAGCAGCGCCTACCGGGCATACTCCGACCAGCGGGCCAGCGACTACCGCAGCATGGCCGACGACCTGGCGAGCAGCCCCATCTTCCGGGGAATGGACGACGAGACCCGCGACAAGGTGCTCAAGGCGGCCTATGATCTGGCCGACAAGAGCGCCCTGGCGGACCATTCCGACGGACAGTACGAGGTCAGCACCAAGTGGATGGCCCAGGCCGACGACGCAGAGGCCCAGGGCATCGAACCCTGGGAGTACGTCCTGTTCCACACCGCCTACAACGAGATGGAAGGGACCAAGGACGCAGACGGCAAGACCGTGAAGGGCGAGGCCAAGAGCGACCATGTGCGGGAATGGCTGGAGGACTTCTCCGGCCTGACCGACGAGCAGCGGGCTTTCCTCTGGGGGACCGTCTACACCAGCGAATGGTAAAGAAAGAAGGGCCGGGAGTTAATCCCAGCCCTTCTTGTTTTCTTCAAACGCTGCCGCCGTAGCCGCACGCTCTACAAAATCGGCCTTGTCTGCGTCCGTGTCTATCCCGTGCGAGCGGAAATATTTGTCCAGTTCCCCGTCTCTTTTGAGTGGAATTTCCAAGGACGGGTGCCGCTTTCGTTCTCCGCTCTCGCACAAGTCCCAGAACGAACGGAGAATGAAATAGACAATCAATGCGAGAAATATTGCTTTTCCCATACGTTCCCTCCTCATGGCCTGCATACGGAGCAGGCGTATTTGTCGTCCCGCTCCGCGTCTGCGGGCGTTTTATAGTAGACCTTGTTTTCCTCCAGGATGTTGTCCGCATAATCGCAGGTGAGCCGGTGGTACTTATCGCTGTTGGCGCTTGCCACCACTTCCTCCACCCGCTGGGCGCTCGCCACCGCCGCCTTTGCCGCCGGAGCTGCCGAGGCGGGCCGCGTCGCAAAGAGCAGCGCTATGGCAAAGAAAACAGCGCAGAGAACCAGGGCGATATTGCGCTGCTTTTTATATGCACGGGCTTCCTGTTCTGCCTTTCCGGCCTTTGCATTTGCATAGTTCAGGCTATCCCGCAGGGAGTAGGCCCGCTCGCTCAACCAAGCCTCGAAACAATCCGGGCCAGATGAAGGGAAGTTCCCGTCTTTATACCGCTGCGCCATTGTTTTCTCCCATTCCTGCTTATAACTGGGGAGCAACATGGGTCCCATTTTCAAGCTCATTCAGTTTTCCTCTCTTTCAAATTTTTATCCGCTTCGGGGCGAAAAGGACGCGGGGCTTTGATATGCTCAATGGGAAAGGCAGGTGATACCAATGGAGTGGAACATCATTGTGGGACTGGTATGCACGGTGCTGGGTGCTGTCATCAGTTATGCCACCTTCTCCCGCAACAAGGGAAAAGACGACAGGAGCAACGGCCAACAGCTCGGCACCGTTTTGACAGAGCTGGGGTACATCAAGTCCAACACGGACGAGATCAAGACGGAACAGCGAGAGCAGCGCAAGACCAACACAGCGGTGGAGGGCCGTCTGGCTGCCGTGGAGGCCAGCGCCAAGTCCGCACACCACCGCATTGACCATCTGGAGGCGGTACGAGATGAAGAACATTAAGACGACCACGCGGCGGCTGTTCGTGACAACGCAGATCGCCGCGCTGGGGTGGGTCACGATGTCCTACCTCATCGCCCTGTACGCCACGGTGCGGCTGGGCCAGGTGTTCCCGGTGGTGGACCTGTCCGAGCAGGCCATCGAGACCATCCTGGGCGTGAACGTCCTCAAGGTGGTGGAGAACATCTTTGAGCACAACGACGGGGTGGTGTTCGGCAAGAGCAACGCACCGGAGAAGAAAATCAAACGAGATTGCTAAAGGAGGAAATCGAAATGAAAACCTATATCGGCACGAAAATCATTGAGGCGGTCCCCGCCATTCGCAAGGGCGGCAGGGTCTACGAGGAGGGCCAGCCCACCCCCAAGAGCGTGGACCCCGTGGAGGAGGGCTATAAGGTCCGCTACCCGGACGGCTACGAGAGTTTCAGCCCCAAGGCCGTGTTCGAGGAAGCGTACCGCCCCATCGACGGCATGAACTTCGGTTTGGCTATCGAGGCCATGAAGAAGGGGAAAAAGTGCAGACGGGCGGGCTGGAACGGAAAGAACCAGCACATTGAGCTGGCCTCTGCCATCAGTTACACGTCCCCGGCTGGCACAATCGTCAATGCCGAGCACGCGGCCATTGGGAACAAGGCTATCGCATTCTGCGGCACTTCCGGCGTGCAAATGGGATGGCTTGCAAGCCAGGCGGATATGCTGGCCGACGACTGGGAAATCGTGGAGTAAAGGAAGGAGCACATCATGGATATTACAACCATCATTGAAGCGGCGGCTGCCCTTGTGGCTGCCGTCATCACCGCCGTGGTCATTCCCTATATCAAGAGCCGGACCACGGCCCAGCAGCAGGCGGAGATCAATGCCTGGGTGAAGATCGCTGTGACGGCGGCGGAGCAAATCTACCGTGGCAGCGGGCGCGGCGAGGAGAAGAAAGCCTACGTCCTCAACTGGCTGGCGGAGCACGGCATCACCCTGGACGAGGAACGCATCGACGCGCTCATTGAGGCCGCCGTCTACGAACTCAACCACGGCGTTCTGAAAGAAGGTGCGGGCAATGAGTAACAGCCCGCTGGTCAGCTACACCAAGCTGTCCCCCAACCATTCCGGCAAGCGCAAGCACGCCATCGACACCATCTCCATCCACTGTATGGCCGGGAACCTGTCCGTGGAGCGCTGCGGCGAACTGTTCCAGAACAAGGAACGCCAGGCCAGCAGCAACTACGGCATCGGCAGCGATGGGCGCATTGGTCTGTATGTGGACGAGGCCAACCGTTCGTGGTGTACCTCCTCCGCCAGCAACGACAACCGGGCTGTCACCATTGAGGTGGCGAACACCGTTGCCAAGGACCCGTGGCCGGTCTCCGACGCGGCCTACAAGTCCCTCATTGACCTGCTGGTTGACATCTGCCAGCGCAACGGCATCCCCAAGCTGCTTTGGAAGGGAGATAAAAACCTCGTAGGTCAGGTAGACCGGCAGAACATGACCGTCCACCGCTGGTTTGCGGCGAAAGCCTGCCCTGGTGACTGGCTTTACAGCCGCCACGGCCAGATCGCCGCAGAAGTCAACAAAAGACTGGAGGCCGCAAAGGCCGGAAAGGATGAAGAAGCTATGGACACCAAACAGCTCACGAGCTGCGCCGACACCGGAGACAACCCCTCCGCCTGGGCCAAGGAGGCCACCGACTACTGCAAGCGCAAGGGTATCTTCGCCGGAGACGGCGCTGGCAACTACGGATGGCAGAAGCCCATCACCCGCGAGGCCACGGCCCAGATCATCTACAATCTGCTGGAGGCCGCCGGTATGCTGGAGAAGCTGCCGGACGTGAAGTGAGATATTCCCACTTTTTGTACCAAAACGATAAAGGTTGTAAATCTTTATTACAAAGATAGCCCTTTTCCGTGGTACTGTCAAGGTGCCAAGGAGGGGCTGCGTGTGAAGATTTACGATTTTGAGGGACAAAAGAATATCTCCGGCGACCGCATCCACCAGGTGCGGGCGACCAAACGCATCTCCCAGGCGGACCTCGCTGCGAGGATGCAGGTCAAGGGCGTGTTCATCGAGCGGGAGGCCATCAGCAAGATAGAGACCGGGGACCGCTTCGTGACGGACTACGAGCTGATGATCTTTGCCGAGGTCCTGGGCGTGACGATGGACTGGCTGACCGGAAAAGAATAA